GCAGTAGCAGAGGCACTTGCTGTAGCCGAAGCAGTAGAAGTGGTAGTTGCCGTGGCAGACGCGCTCGCAGTAGTTGTAGGTGATGTCGTAGAAGTGGCAGAAGTGGTCTTAGTTGTAGTGGAGGAGCGCGACTCTCGAGTAGATTTAGACGCAGTAGCCGTAGAAGAGCTTGTGCTCGTTGCCGAAGAAGTTCCAGTGCTTGTTGCCGATGGAGAACTACTGGCAGTAGCAGAACTAGTCGCGGTAGCAGAAGATGAACTTGATGCCGTACTGGAAGAAGACGCAGTGGATGAACCAGAACTAGAAGAAGATGCTGTAGATGTGCTTGTTCCACTCGCAGAAGCAGAAGCCGATGCGGATGCCGTAGCAGATGCCGACGCAGAACTAGACGCAGAAGCCGAAGTAGATGCTGACGCAGAACTTGACGCGGTTGCGCTTGAAGTCATAGTTTGTTGGGCCGTTCTTGAGGCTCTTGATGAGCGTGTCACAGTAGTAGTACCAGAAGAAGAGCGCGATGGTCTAGAAGAAGCGGATCCGGTTCTAGTTACGGAAGTAGACCCGCTTGTTGTTACAGTACTTGACCCCGTTCTAGAAACAGATGGCGATCCAGATACACTTGGGCTAGAACTTGATGATCTTGATCCTGTAGTAGACTTTGTGCCAGAAGAAGACCCTGTAGATGTACGAGACGTAGAACTTGATTCTGACGCGAGTGAGGAACTTGACGCAGAAGAAGTTGATGTGGCGGTAGCTGTAGCCGAGGCGGATACCGAACTGCTGCCAGAACTTGAGCGGGTGCCGCTTGATGTTCTTGTCCCAGTAGAGGTTCCGCTTGTAGAGGCTGTACTACTGGGACTTTTTGTTCCTGTAGTTGTACGTGTAGATGTCGCCGAAGAAGTTGGCGTACGTGAAGTTGTAGATGTAGAAGAAGCAGAGGCTGTATTTGAAGGCGATTTTGAAGCAGATACGGAAGCAGTTCCAGTAGTTGATACGCTTGTGGACGGCGTTGCCATAGAAGAACGCGAAGAAGTTCTTGTAGATAAAGGACTTCTAGAACCTGAAGAGGATCTCGTTGTCGTGGAAGAAGCAGACGGCGCGGATGTAAAGGTCCATGTGCGCGTTGCTTCTGCCGATGCGCTAGAGGTTCTGGAATTTGTAGGTGATTCGGTGCTTGTTCTAGATCCACTTGTAGTAGGTGTATTCGTAGCCGAGGCCGTTGTTGTACGGCTAGTAGTTACAGTTGCCGTACCTGAAACAGAAGTAGTTGATGTTCTTGTTGAAGAAGGACTCGGTGAACCAGATCGCGCGGCCGTAAGCGTAGGTGTTACGCTAGAACTAGACGAAGGTGTGCGCGTTCCAGATGCGGATCGAGAACCAGAATTTGTACTTGTTCCAGTTCTAGACCCAGTCCCACTGCGCGATCCTGTAGGCGTTGCGCTAGAGGAACGACTACCAGACACGCTCGAAGTTGTCGTTACACTCGTAGTAGGAGTGCGACTTGCGGAAGCGGAACGAGTGGGCGACACCGTACTTGTCCCCGTTCTAGAACCAGAGACTGACGAACTTACAGTCGCAGTTCTAGAAGATGTTTTAGACTCAGTGGCTGAGGCACTCGTTGTCTTGCTTCCAAGAGGAGTCCGTGTTCCAGTAGTGGAGCGTGTAGATGACATAGATTCCTTTGCGCTCATAGAAGAGGATGCGGTAGAAGTAGCAGTCTGTGAACTCGTGGCCGTTTTAGAAGCCGTTGCTGTCGCAGAACCACTCCTGGAGGCACTGGCGCTGCGTGTTCCTGTTGGCGATGCCGAGGCGGTGCGCGTCCCAGTGGCAGAGCGTGATGTCGTCGGTGACGCACTAGTACTTCTTGTTGCTGAAACAGAACTAGTAGAAGAACGAGTAGAAGAAGAAGTTTTGGAACTAGAGGCTGTAGTAGTGCCTGAGCGAGAACCTGTAACTGTGCGTGTCTCAGTTGAAGACCCTGTAGATGTTCTAGTAGAACTTGTAGTACGAGTAGAAATAGGAGATCGTGATGATGTTAATGTAGACCGCGCAGATAGTGTAGATGTCATACTTGGCCGCGAACTTGCCGTGGAAAATGCGCTACGTGAACTTGACCGAGAAGCGGTTGCTGTAAGTGTATTAAATGCGGCAACTGCTGCCAACTGCCTATCAATGGCCGGATTGACCTCCATCAGCTCCATATGCTGCGGAGGCGATTCACCATATGTTGTTGACAATACCAATAGGGCCAGGAGACCCAGTCGGCGTATCATTTCTCTAGTAGATTCCGCGTTTTTTCTTAAAGTGCCACGCGGGAACTTAAATACTGCGCGCATTTATAATGGAATTATAGGGCATGTCGCGGGCGCAGATCTTCACAATTATACGTGGAGAAAAAAATGGTGGCAGCGCATATTACACAAAGGGAATCCATCTGTGTAATATACCATTTCATGATTTTACGAGTGTTCAATTACAAATACTTACATTATACAAAGGTGAACATTTTATCTATGATTTACTGCCAGCATTTATTAAATTTCAAAAAATGTTTCGCCGACGATACAGATGGATACACAATCCTCGCTGGATTCTTCAGCGCCAACTTACTGGGCAACCAAGAGGTCGACTACCGTGGCTGTAGGCTCTTCCAGAATCATACATCCTTGTTCTTTTGGTTCTTTTACTTTTCGCGTCGATGCGGGGAGTATAAATTCGCCCTTCTTTGCTTTTTCAACATCTTCCCAAAATGCCTTCATCGCGGGTTGGACGGAATCAAACCACGTGCGTGATCTTCCCACGGTCGTTGTAAACCACTCACTTGTCCACCAAGGGATTGCTTCAGTCACAAGTTCATTTGGTTTAAGTTCGGGCTCCCACTCGGTCGTATTGAGAGGCGAATACTCGTAGCGAATTAATTCATATGTATCTTCATTAACTACCAGATGAATCATTCCAAAGAACCAACGTTGTTCAAAGAGCGTCGGATTTCCCGAAGGAATTGTAACATGTGGAACTTTTGGACCATACCCTGAAGTAAATTTAACTTCCAGATAATCACATTCTTCCACTTGACCGACTTCCATCTGAATTTGCATTTGTGCCATATAGTCATCTGGCACAACTGAAAGGATTTTTCTTGTAACGGGCGCCTTGAATTCTACGAAGCGAGATAGGCGTTGGTCCGGCCCTTCTATAACAAGTCCATCAGGACTCGCGGCAAGGCGCTTATCTGTCTTGTGTTTAAGGCGACCCAAATCAACAACACGTGTTCCAGTAAGGGCCTGATAGATTTGTTTTACAATTGGTTCAAATCGAATCCCCCAAGTAAATGGATTCAGGTCTTGCGTCGTCACAACAGTGCGCCTCTGTGACAAATCAATTGGCTCTAAACTCGCTTTCTGAAGAACAAGTTGTCCGCGTGTACGGCCAGATTTTAAAATCGTATTAAATTGACTCGCAGAAAGAAGGCCGAGCGCATCTTGATACCACGCATCTGTGCGCTGCTCTATCTGCGGCATGTTGAGGAGGCGTTGTATGGCACCACTGCGGTCGGCAAGGGGCCAACCTTCCGCAGTGCTGTGACGCTTGGACGCCACAAGACGAGCGAGGTCTGCGTAGGACGCAAGCAGAGTGGCAAGTAGGGAAGTGCCATAGTCGGCTTCTTCACCTGTAAATACTCCGTCGGTGACAGTGGTCCACGACACTTGGCAAGATTGTTTCCAATCGGCGATGCTGGACGCATCAGTGCCTTCAAGCGGATGGTTAGATAAGAATTCGACAACATTCGGTAGCATAGTATTGACTACCGAATGTTGGAGCATTGCGGCCAATTTTATTCCTGTTCTATAGTTTGTGTAGACGGCTTAGGTTCTTGATTCGGCGGCTGAGCCGCAGCGGAAGAGGGGCGGCGGCGCATAGTCCCCCCCTTCTTTTCACTAATCTGAAATACAATACGCCCTTCAGCGGTGCGATGATAATTAAGCCCTTTAATCTCAAGTATCTTTTGCTGGTCCGTATCGTAATTTACAATAGATTTACTATTCAGTTGCTTCTTATCAAGAGATTTTGTAAGCATATTAAACAGTTCCGTCTTTTCATCATCTACTAAATGAAATCTTTGTGCCTCTTCATCAACAAAGCGACGTAAGCGATTAAGGCGCATACCTCGCTCTAAACGGTGCCACGGACGCGTAAACGCATCTTCAGAATTGGTCACCAAAAATTTCATAAATTGGTCTGAACGGTCTGATAAGATTCCCGCAAAATTTCCAGATACATCTACAACGCGGCGTCTCGTTTTTCCCAAGCCGCTCATAAGATATATTGCCTACTATATTGTATACGCGTTAGGTCTTTAGGGCCCTACCGTTCAGAAAAAAGAATAGCATCTAAAATCGTGTTTAGATACATGGGGGTCTTTTTCGGCTCAACCATGTTCATTTCTCGTGTTGCCACTGTAAATCCAAGGCATTCTGCGCTGGTTTCTGCGGAACAAGGATACATGATTTTTCGCCACGCAAGTGTATCTATATCTGATTCTGGCACCTCAGTCCATATCGTAAATTCTTGAATTGGTGTCTTTACAGGATCAACTTCCAACCAAACATAATTCTGCCCCTTGTATTTTTGCTGTTTTGAAGATGTCACACTAATGTCCTGTTCTTTTAAAGTGTATATATACCATTTTACAGGGTCCTTGCCATCATATTCTTCTTCAATTAAATACTTTCCTCCCGCCAATAAAAACTGAACTGTACAAAGCTCAAATGTCCCGAGGATACCTGTACAGGGTGTTCGCGAAGGCGTTGTATAAATTATAAATGTATAGCGAGACTTTGCGGGTTTCATTTCTTATTCTGAAACGTATTGCCAGTTTAGATAGGGAACCGCGTGAATGCAACATATACCCATAGCATCGGGTCCTCCACTTGTAATGCCACAATTCAGTCTTCGCTCTCGTCGTGAACAACCGGTGCGAGATGTGTTTAACGCCCGACAATACGAGCATTGGAACACAGATGCGCCAGGACCCGTTCAAAACTTTCCAGACTTGGCCCGTCAAGCGCCTTTACAAGATATGAAACCGATTAATTCCAGAACAGTTGAGCGCGACTATAGACAAGCACAGCCTTTTGTAGCCAGCGGCGACCAATTGGGCAAGAACCCCTATTTTCAAAAATTTGACGTCGCGACCGACCCGCGCAATGTGGCTCGTGAATTGCGCTCAGCCGTATATGAATACAACCCACCAAGGGATCAAGAGGTCAGCCAACGCATGCTGTCTCGTAATTTTGAAACTCTTCATGTTCCTGAATCACAGGTCAAAAAGAGTTATGAACAAGCGCTTGATATTTATGCGGGTATGAGGCCCAAGTTGAATGACATGAAAGCTACCTTTCGGTAGCTTTGTGATTCCATGAAGGCTACATTCAGGTAAACTTAATCAAATGTAAGCTGGATCTCCAAATCATGCTTGTGCATCATTTTTGTACTACTTTGAACCTTTTCCGTACGACGACGGCGGGTTGATTTACCAGAACTCTGTGTACTTACAGTGACAGAACTCTGAGTGGAAGCAGCAGTTGCGTTGGAATCAGTAGAACTCTGTGTACCATTTGCGCGCGCAAGCTTTTCTTCCTTTACAATATCTGCGAGATTTTGACGAATATAACTCAATACATCCTTTTCAAACGCCCATCTGAAAAAGTTTAATTGGCCTACGGTTGTCTCAAAAGGTTCTAGATTCCCACACTGGAAAAGAATACGCTCTCGGCGACAAAAAGGGTCAAATAGTTTCTTACTAAAGGCTTTGAGTTGGCTCTTATAATTTAAATATACAATAAACTCTTGACTATTTAGTACATAACTTACATGATGCTTTTTCGCATAGTTGGTGACAAACCAGTCAATTAGACGCAGGCTCAAGTCTCCCTCGCCTTTTAGAATCGGGACAAGAGACTCTAAATCGAGGCGACTAGTATAAAAACGTTGAAGGCTGAGCACCAAAAGCTCGCGGCGGCAAGGGATTTTGCGTTTACGTGTATCAGACCCCATACTTGTGGACTCGAGGACAATCGGTTCTTCCATGACTATTTAGGGTTGTAAGTTTTTCTTAAGCCATTTTACACGTATGAATTAGGAAGGTTGCTATGTCGGCGCCAAGTTTATTGGCAGATAACCCGAGCGCACGAATTGAAATTGTTCAAGGTGGCGGGGGCATGGTTGGAGGCGAGCAGCCCAGTTTTACAGAATCAGAACTCAAAATTTTAACGCAATACGGCCTACACCCTGGTGGTAGACTTGATACTGAAATTTTACCGGAAATTAAGAAACAATTTCTTGAACAAGTATCTAAAAGTAATTGCGCGATCGGAACTGGTGATAATGTTATTTTAAACAGCGAATGCTCTGCTGTTGCGCAAGTTATACGCGCAATGATTAATACTACAATGAAACGTACAAATGGATGGGCGCCCAAAAGTCTCAAACTTGCGGCCAAACCGCCTGCGCCACCTGGCATGGTAGCAGCGCCGCCAGTTTCAGGTCGCACTATAGATACATCAGGGCTACTTGCCACAATCCGCGCACGTATAAATAGCCCACATGCAGGTCTAGATAACTGTGGAAATACTTGTTATTTAAATTCTGTATTACAAATGTTATCATATGTTCCTGAATTTGTAGATGAAAGTAATAAAAATGGAGATCTTTATAGTATTTTTCGTGATTTATATTCTTCGGCCGGGCCCGTTAATTTACAGTTAAATAATAGGTTAAAAACTGTATTTGGTGGCATTTTTCCAGTATTAACAGAACAACAAGATGCTACAGAATTTATAATTAGACTTTTTAGAAAATATGATATTAGTTCTTCATATTTTAATATAAGACAGATTCAATCTGTAACGTGCGACCACCCCCCACCTAGTATTTTAGGATTACCTGGTAAAACCCCAGTAGAGGCACTCACGAATCATATTACATTGCCTGTAGAAAATGGAAATTCAATTGATGAGTTACTAAATAATATTCAAAGAGCAGTTGATTTAGATAATGTAGCGGATTGTTTAACGCCCAACACGGACGCTGCCACTGGTCCAGCTAAACAAACAACTCGTTTTGAAATTCCTGAAGAAAATCGGTATTTGCTTATTAGTTTATCAAGATTTAGAAATACGGGCAGAACAGAAAAAGATGCGCGTGGCGCCGATATTCCAGTATATGAGAGAATAGATACGCCTATTACTATAAATACAGAATTAGAACTCGGCGGTGTTGAATATAGTTTATATGGAACAGTCCTCCAAACTGGCACGATTAAAGGGGGTCACTATAGATTCTTAAAAGTTAATGAGGGCTCTTCTGGTATTATGTATAATGACACCAGTGTTACTGAAATACCGGATACGGTCGATATGAATCAAAATACATATATTGCTATTTACAAGCGCGATAGTATTCCAGTTACAGTTCCAGCCGCAGCGGAGGCTACGGAACCTTCACCTGCTCATGATGCTGCTCCTGAAGCGGCCCCTGCTGGCCCCGCAGTAGTTGGAGCTATGCCAAATGTAAGGGCATCTAGTATGGAAGCAGAACCAGAAGAAAATTTAAATGCGCCCGCTTCAAATGAAAATGCGCCAGCTATTATTCAAGGTATGGTTGATATGTTAATGACACTAGAGCCTGGGCAGAGAAAAATAACATCTAAAAATGGAATAGACGCAAGAGTAGGTTCTACACGTGTCGCTATAAATAGCCTACCTGATGGCACTCCATCAGGATTAACACGCGATGATATTACGCCCACTGGACAAATTAAAACTGATAGAATAAAACATATTATGAAAAATTTTACCAATTATTCAAAGGCAGACTTATCATCTGTTGTAGAATATGTTAAACGTATTTGTTTAGCTGCTATAAAAGATGGTGGAGTTTTAAATTCTGGCGATGATGTTCGTATTAGACAAGCATTGAAAATTGTTGAAGAATTACTAAGAGATCTTGAATTACTAGAATATAATATAAAACAACATAGTATAATGAGTGCGCCCCCAGAAATTCCTTTCGCAAACACTTCTGCTGCGGCAAATGTAAACTACCCAGATGAATACTACGAAGAAAATCCTTCAAATTTCCAGCCAGGACACCTGCGTATAAATTTTGAAAAAGTGGGTCATGCCGCTCCCGGAAATCGCCGCGTATACGCCAATACCGTTGTTGGAACAAGAAGAACACGTATTTACGGAACAAACGCCGCCAATATTAAGAAAAAATATGACGCAAGAACGCGTAAGTTAAGGGCGGTAGCAAACAGGGCTGCTACTGCTGCTGCTGCTGCCTCGCGTGTGGCGAATGAAACAAGAGCCGCGGCCGCCAAAGCTAAGAATATACGCGAGGCTGCGGCAAGAGCGGCAAACGAAGCTAAAAGGACGTTGAAGACAATGCAAAATAAAGCAGCGAAGAATGCGGCGGAGGCGGCCAAAGCAGCAATTCGTGATAGAATTGCCGCAGGTGAAAAGGTGTCCTTCATGAACAGAATAAAAGCGAAATTCGGCGGAACCCGTCGTAAGACTCGTGGCAGCCGCAAGAGTCGTCGCGGTGGTCGTAAATAAATCATAGGATTTTATAGTAAAAATTCTATGATATTTAAATATATTACTTAACGACGGCGAGACATGCTTGTCGCAGCACGAACACCCACATCCATCAAGAAAATAACACCAATTCCAGTTAAAATAAAGAGCAACACTTCTGTCTGCGCATTTTCAGACTTTACAGCGTCCATATCATCAAGGCGAGCAAAGATTCGGTCCAACTTTGTTAAAACCTCGCGACGGCTCGCAGGAACATCCACCGTAGAGTCATATTCAGTCGCCGTTCCTGTAGGCTGGCCTCCAGGCGCTCTCAGGTGACTGAAAAAGGAACTTGATCCGCCACCAAGTCCATTTTCTCTCCAAAATACATCCACATTGGGCGTCGGCAATATGCTATTAGGCATCATTCCCGTCGGAGTCAAATATGACATCTCTTTGCTCACTGGACTCGGCCCAGAAGCATCTGCGCCACCAGCAGCCTTTTGTGCGCCTCGGGAAGCAAACGCCTTTGTAAAATCGGGCATGAGTCTATATGATTCTTCATTACCAATCACATCGCTAAATGGTGCCACGCTGTTCTGGAATGTTTCCGTAATACCACGCTTGCTTACAAGACTTGTATTAGGTTCATTATCATCCGGGCTCGCACCAAAGAAACTGGGGGCGGTGCTAGGCTGGAGCGCCGTAGGCCCTTTCGTGTCCTTGCGAATTTCGGGCAAACTATCCATGCTCCCCGTGAAGGCCTCATAGTTATATTGTTGTGTCACGGGCTGGTGCTGTGTGAGACCCGTTTTCATATTCATGGCGGGAACAGGGTCCATAGGTTTAACGGTCTGTCTGTCGGGATCGGTGTCAGCAGGCCCCACCATATTCCAACCTTTATTCAAGTACTCGGCTTGAGGCCCCCGACAACGCCGAGCCTTTTTCTTTTCTTGCCGACGCGACTCGTCGCCGCTTACTCGGTCCAGACATCCCACCGTTCCCACCGGACCGTCTGGAAATGCTTCATTAAAATCACATCCCTCCATTGTCCTGGTGGACGTTTCCTATTGCGGTGGTTCAAATAAAATGAAGGGTTTATCTTTACTATCTTGTGCGCAGGTAGGATATGGCGCGGTTTCATCTCTGGAAACCTGCGCTGGCGGCACTGTTTTTTATATCCGTGATACTGTATTTGACTGGAAAGCGGCGGGCCGAAGGATTTCAGCAGCCATTTGATATTCAGAAAATGCTTGCTGAATTCCAGCGGGCATCTGGTGCTCTCGGTAAGCAAAATGCGTTTGGCGACTGGATTGGCTGGCTCTATGCGCACCCAGAATCATCGGGGGCGCCGCTCAATGATTTCAAGAGGCGCGTTTTTCAGCCCAACTGTAAATTCAGAAGAGATTGGGCAACTGTATTACCACCGGGTCTTAATAGGCCTATTCCAGCAGGCAGTAAAGAACTCGCAAATGTAGCCTATAGAACCTATATGTCTTGTCTCGCAGATGGAAATTCAGACTGTATCAAACAACTTGAAGAAGCGCGTAGAAGGTTTATGGAACCTAATTGTGGGTTTCTGAATCCTCGCGATGTGAGTACATATACCAAAGATATTCATCAAGTTTTCAGTTAGTGGGCACAAGTACCGTCCAGTGCTTAAGTTAAGTTTTCCCCTAGTATACCGCGAATGCGGGCCATAACGCGGGAGTGTCTTAATCTTATCGCCCTGGCCAGCAGAGCAGTGTGCTTATTTTAACCACACTGCGGTAGAGATGGCGTTTGTACCACCGACTGCTCGCCCATTTGTTCCTCAACTCCCGCCTCAAGTGGGAGGTGTCCGAAATACAGTTCTGGATGAAATACAGCTCATGTCTGGATATTTTGTCTTAATAGGCCTTGTATTGTTGAGCGTATATGTATCCCGAGTTCCCAAATCCACCCTACACCTTTTCAGCAAACCCCTTTTTCAGATGTTAGGTCTCGGCGCTGTTGTGCTTATTACAAGCGTGTATGGCTGGGTCCACGGAATTCTGGCCGCTCTAGCATTTGCTCTACTCGTAAGTCGCTCTCTGCGCCGCGTTGGAGAAGGTATGGCCGATTATGTTTCTATAGAACCGAATATAATGGTAATTGAAGATTCAAATAGTGTTGTCTTTTCTGAAAATCACCGATGGTTTTTAGAAAAGGTCATGGGAGAAACACCCGTATTAATTCGTGAAAAGGAAGTAAATACAAGCGCCATTCAAGATTTCTCTGAAAAATCAATGGGTCCTTCAAGCGTTACGCGCTAAGTTGATTTTGGCAAAGGACAGTAGGACATGCCCTTTGGCGACATATTTAAAGAAGGGACGCTTGCGGAATCTCGACTACGAACGGGTGTTACATTTGTAATTTTGGCCTATGTTTTGTTTTTTAGCAGCATGTTTGAAGCAACCTATCCGACTCGCATCGTGGAATTGTACGCATATCCCTGGTGGCGTCTCATGGTAGTATCCCTAGTAGCCCTAGGTGCGTGGTGGTGCCCACGTGTTGGTCTCGCAATGGCCGCGGCAGTCTTTTTTTACTTGAACGATATGCATATTCTAACGAGCCCATTTCTTAGTAGCAAGACAAAATAGAGTATGAGTCTTCCGGCTGTCGCAGGAGCACCCATTTCATCAATAGGACCAATGGTGTTAGGCCCTCTTGATGTCGCAATACTATCTCTAAACAGCAATCCTTACTTTATTGGAACAATGATGCTTTTACTGAACTTGGGCGGTCGTTTCATCTCCATGGAAATCAGCAAAAGCCAAGAACAGTTCTTTCAAAATCCATGGGTCCGCCGCATGCTGATTTTCACAGTCCTCTTTGTGGGCACACGTAATGTCATGGTCGCCTTTTGGATGACTCTCATTATTATACTGTGTATTGGCTATCTCTTCAATGAAAATAGCAGTCTCTGCCTTTTTCATCTAGGCCAACCTGGAAGCAGTTGTACGGATGGACCCACACCCTCTCAAATGCAAGCACAAATGACACCTGCGACCCCTTTTACGCCCGAGGAATCTGAAATCTATAGACGTCTCAATGAAAAACAGTTGCGCTTCGCGGCAACACAGCGCCAAGAGACAACCCGCACACCCGCTTCTCTGCCAAAAAGTGCCAAGGATATATATTACCAAAATATGAATCTGCTGAATAGTTCTGAAGGATTTGGAGGAAATCCTCGTTTCTAAGTAAAGAAATGGCTGACACCGTTGAAGAGGTATCTATACAAGATTTGAAACTTAGTATAATGCCCGACGAAATACGCAAACCCGCCAGTGTTCCCAATGAAGCCATTATACCTCATTGTGAAAATACTATACGATACATGTTTCGCGCAACATGTATTCCCGCTATACGCAATCCATACAGAATTTTACGATATGGTATTCCTGTAGTAGTTAATACTATACTTATGTCTAGTTGGTTTTGTATGCTTTTTTATCCAGCGTATTACCCCACACAAGGCGAAGTTTGGACGTCAGATTTAGTCTTAATTACAGTTGTTTATAATTATATGCTATATCTTCGCTCAAAATGGAGAGAAACAAACGCATATGAAAATGTTGAAATAACAGGTGCCTCAAATAAATTATCATTACTCTTTTACTGGCTGTACCAAATCTATTGGCTTTATTTTGCGGTTATACAATTTAGCACACACAATACGCCAACTGCCGCAATTCAGTTACAAAATACGCTCATGTCTACAGCATGGTATTTCTTTTTTTCAACCGCAGGGTGTATTTATTATTTTATGTGTACAAAACTCGCTCAGAGGTCAAAAAGTATAGATGATTGGTTACATAAAATTAAAAAAGATCATATTCCTCTGTCTGAATTTTATCTTCAATACAATTGGCATTATAAGCAAATTAAAATTCTTGCCCGTCACTGGAATGCCATTTTATTTGCTGGATTCTTACTTTTAATGTTTCACGTCCCAATAGACCTTGTGAGTATAGTATATAAACATTACTATTATGATATACCTGGATTAATTATTAAACTTACATCCTTATTATGGTATACTTGGAAGATTTGCGCATTAAACGAGTACGAAAATATAATTATCGCACGCCTTTATAAACACCGCGTTTACACCGTCCAAGAAATTCAGGACTTTCAAAAATATGCGGCCTGTAGACCGGTTGGTCTGAACTTTTATGGTATTAAAATCAGTACTGGATTTGTTACTAAAATTATTATAGTTGTTCTAAACTTGGCAATTCCTACTGTTTATGCTTTGTTGAAGAATAATATTTTCAAAGTCTAACGGCGACGACTGTAGCGGCGTTTCTTGGATTTACGGCGCTTAGATTGGCGACGACGGCGACCGCCAGTCATGTTTATATTGGAATTTGAATTATTATCAGGCTGATAAATGCGCAGGACATTTAATGGATACCATGTTGATACATCACCATTCTGTACTTCAGCCTGCCCGTCTTGAATAGCTATTACCGACCCCATATCACTTTGATTATTTCTTGGATTTAATGAGAGTATCCCATTCTGGTATTGTAGATTTGTTCCAGGCTTTAATTCGACAATATCGTCTACTTCGATAGGTCTCATCTATTTATATTATACATTTAAACTTACCACGTTTCCCACGGGCGCTTGACGCTTGCGAGGACGCCCACGACCCGTATGTGCCGTTCCCATACTGGTCATGTCATCTGAATGTAAACTACGAATTTCCTCCGCCGCCGCCATAGCGGGATTCATATTGGCGGAAGGGGGGTGGTTGGGGAAATTGGGTCTAGTCTGCTCTTCGGCCATACGCACCTCTTCAAATGTACGCAGGATATCATCCACGCCACTAGGGCCGCTCATTTCTCGGCGGGCGGTCTGTACGGGCGGGGGGGCGGCGGCCATGTGCTGAGGCACTTGAGGAGAGTTAAAGAACGCTCCAGGACCAGAAGCCATATTCATAGGAACTCCTTGAGGCTGTTGGGGCGCCCCTTGAGGCGGCACGCCCATCGCCATGCCCATAAAGTTTCCAAATCCAGGAGCAGCCTGCTGAGCGGCAGCAGCTGCAAACTGACGCGCCAAGTCAGGATTCTTCTTAAAGATGTCATCAGCGGTAGGCATCTTGCTGCGGAAGAACTGGTTTGTCACGTGGCACATGAATCCACTGCCCGCCAGTTGAAAGAGCAGACGCGCCTCGGGTGGCATCTTCCCACGCTCCTTATACTTGTCGTACAACTCCTCAAAGATTTCATCATAATCTTCGATATTTTCATGAACACCTTCAGACCACCCATCAAGCTTCAGATCAAAGGGGTCAAACTTGTTATTCATCCACTCCATGCCTGTCACAAGACCCATCATCATATTGCGCTGGAAGCGGATACTTGTTTCTAGTTGACGCGCATCTACCAAGCGAGTATACTCAGCCTTGATTTCTTCCAGAGAATTATCAAGAGTGAATCGCTTGGATACTGGAAATCCCTTTGCCTCTAGGCGCTGGAGTTTATTGACAAGTTCTGCCTTTTCAGTAGCTTCCTTCATTGGGTCACGTGCCACAGCAGGAGACAGATTTATAGAAGGGCCTGAAGAGGACTGTTGATTCGCATAGGCACCGTCCATACCAAAGCTGTTGGATGGCTGATAACTGGATTCTCTCTGAATACTGATAGGCGGGGCTGTAGAAGGCAGCGCTGAGAAATCCAAGCTTATAGGTTGAATGTTGTCCATGCGCTGAACATCTATCTCTTCTAGCCCTCCAGGAGCGCTGGGCGGGCCGCTCAAGTTTATGGTGTTTTGCCTAGAGGACTCTTGAGAACTAAAGTTTCTGTTCATTAAAAGACTCATTCCCATGTCGTCTCCCAAATCAGAAACCTCTACGACATTTCCAATATCACTGCCCCCACTGCTGAAGGTGACTTCGGGAAGAGATGTCGCAAAATCTTCCATCGCTTGAATTGACACGGACATAGGCCCTCTTTCTCTTTCGCCAAAAGGGTAGTTTAGGCGCTTTCTTTACGCAGATGCGTCCAAACACATAGAGAGCGCATCTGCCAAATCGGACTTTTTCGCAGCCCTGTGCCAAACTGTAAACCACCGCATAGGATCCTGTAAATTCGGGCTCTTCAAAAATGCCTCTGCGCGCGCTTCAGAGCCCGCCTTACGATCCTTGTAGCCAGCATCACCCGTAGCAGCATCCTTTACCTTCTTACCCGCATGAACTAACTTGAGTTGTGGCGGCGGCTGTTGAAGTAAATCACGCAAGGTCGCAAATAAAAGGATTTGAACGGACTTCATTGTAGGATTCTTAAAAACTGGCTGATTTTCAAGAAGCAGTAAAGAACATGAGCTCCAGAGTTCTTTTTGTTGCGTTACAAGTTTTTTGATACTATCATGAATTTCACAAAGGCCCACATCAGGCGCCTTGCTGGCTTTCTTGACCTGAATGGGAAGACTCGCAATCTTTTTCATTTCTTCCTCCAAATCGGCCTTTTTCGTAGGAACCCGAACTAGCCCCTTTGCTGATACTATAGCCTTCATATCTGCGACGCTTGGTATCTTTTTGAGAAGATTTCCAGAAGTATCTCGCAAAGCTGGCAGCGTTGGTGGGCAATGCCGCGCACACGTCGCTGTATCATTTGCCTGATAGGCTGCCTTTACAGAGCAATAGGCGCATTTTCCTCCCTTGGATTTTGAGCCAACATTGCTTTCCTCAGACAAGAGATTGTAATTGTCCCATCCAAGAATGCGCTCCGTCGTGCCATCCTTTTCAAAGCAACACCATGCCAGATTTTTAATCCCAATATCAAAAGCCAGAATCCGAGGCATCTGATATTATATTTCCTTTGTATTTAGATAGTAGAATAGGTAGAGATGGCGGAATCAGAACAGCCTCCAAAAGCTGAAGAAAAACAAGTTACAGAAAAGAAATTCTTGAACGGTTGGACGTCCGAAGTTGAAGATTTAATGGCTGATTGGGCTGATAAGGCGGCATGCTACAGATGGATGCACGAAAAGACAAGCACATTTTGCCAAGAAAGAGATAACTATTTCAACTATCCTATTATTATTTTATCAGGTCTCACAGCAAGCGCAAATTTTGCGTTAAACAGTATTGTCGGCAATGATAAGGAAATGCAGAAATGGGCGCAGATTGGCCTCGGTGGTGCGTCTCTTATTACAGGTATCTTACAAACATTTATGAATAAATTAGGATACGCAAAAAATACAGAGGCGCATCGCGTGGCTGGAATTAGTTGGGGCAAATTTAATCGTCTTATCTGTATTGAAATGAGCCTTCACCCTGATGAACGTATGGATTGCCATAACTTCTTAAAAATGTTTCGTGTTGAACTCGACCGTCTTATTGAACAAAGTCCCATCATTACAGAGGCAATAATTCTGAAGTTTAATGAAATATTTAAGAATACACCCAACGTCGTAAAACCAGAAATTGTAGGTATTTTACAGCATACAAAAGTCTATAAAGATACAGAATCGCGTCTCAAGCGGATTGCCGCCGAGGCAACGGTGGCTTTACATTTTAAACGTGGTGTGATTAAACAATTAGTTATTACAGACCTTGAGAGTAAAACTCGCAGTGTTGCTATTGAAGAAGCGCGCAAAGTTGCCAAGGAAATTCTTGAAGAAGAAAGGGCTAAACAATCCGCAAAACGCGGTCCAGCACCAGCAATGGGAAGCGCACAACTTGCTGAAAAATTAAAAGTGGAGCGCACAAAGGAAGTAGAAGAACTTTCAAAAACGCGCGCGGGGGCTGTATCCGAATTAAAGAGCCGCTTCATGGGGGGGGCGGGACCCAAAAGCTCCGTACACTTTGCGAATCCAGTTGAACGGCCTTCTGCTCCACCCACCGCTTCTTCTGAAAAAGATACTATTGATACAGTGATATCAGTTGGCGAGGTTAAACTTGAACCACGCCAAGAGGCGCCGCCTACAACTGAAAACTGGGCGGAAAGAACGGATACGTCTCTGAATTTATCTGGATTTCAAACACCTGGAACAGTTGTAGAAGAATCCGAAGTCACCGAATCTACTGGTAGAGATGCCCCCACCGCGTAGCCGTATTGCGACCATATTCAATAGTTTTGTTTAAGGCCGTAAAGGTTTGATTACGCGACAAAGTCTCTTCATCTGGTGGAAAACTAAACGTTCCAAACAAGGGCGGAGCCTTGTCTGCGCGCTCAATACCCAGACCACCAGAATATCCTGTAGCATCAATAGTACAGCGGTCAGTTCCACAGGACTGAATTACAGCGGGTGGAGGAACTGTATTTGCTAGACCCAGACTCTGTCCTGTACTTTGAACCTGGCGAAAACGGCTTGTTTCAATAATTCGATCTGTATTGTGTACAGTCCAATTTTTGACTGAAAATTGCGTCCCAGGAGGCGCTCTGGTCACACAGCGATCACGATAGTCTGTTACCAGACGCCCATCAGCCATAGGCGCCGCATAGGCGCGGAAGCGATTATCGGGTGCTGGAACGGTCTTTGTAGCCTCAATTTCGCGCATTGTCTCTTGATCCACAATTGTACGCGAGGGTTGAATTACAAGATCTGGTTCACCACGAAGACGAAACCCCTTTCTATCCATTATAACTCCTATAGGGATGCCGCAAAATTAATCACTACTTACGAGAGATGCTTCGGGCAGTGATGTCACATCTATAGGCGACAGACCGGATGTTTGATCCTGCGCAGAGGACAGGGCCTCAATACTAGTTCCCATATCGCCCTCTTCCTCTTTCCAAGAAGTTAGAGGCACAGGAGCACCAGTTCCGCCACCACTGTCATACTTTGCCAGAGCCTCAATGACTTGCGCCTTGCTCACATTGCGCAGGCCAGAGATTCCACGCTGCTTGGCCAGCTGCTGGAGTTGCTTATAGGTCATATCATCATAACTTGAGGAAGTGCTTCCTTGAACAGATGATTGCTGCTCTTCCTCGCGCTCAACCTGTACGGAGGCGGGGGGAGTGCGTACTCGGGAAGGTTGCTCCACCGCAATTTCGCGCGTTTCACCGCCCTCTTGAGAGCCGGTGACAGGAGCGGGCCCAGAGTTATAATACTTGACCTCCTCGGAACTTGGACCAGACTCTCTCGGCTCCGTAGCAGATAACAGTGTTTGTTCTGTTGTGACCTTCAGATCCAACAGAATATTCTCCATCAAACCCACCTTGCGTTCCAGTTGAGCCTGGCGATTATATAAATAATAGCACACGGCGGTAAATACAAGGCCTAATACTACGCCAATAACAACACCGTCACTGATCGCTGTCATTACTACTGCTGGTCTAGTGGCTTTTTTAAATGTTGTTTAAGCGCACACGGGGTGCTTAATTTAAGCATCCTGCTTATGCTGGCTAGAGCGATACGTCTAAGATACTTATTGCCATGCCCGCGCCATGCGCAGGGCATGCTAAAAGAGTTCTTAACTTAAGCGCTAGCCGGTACGAGGCCGGACTCGTGGAGAACTTCACGAACGCTACTTATGCGACAAACTCCACCCTCCGTAAGTTTATATGAATACTGTATTGCTCCGCCATCTTGTTCTTCGGCATTACAGCAATACTTTTGAATCGGCACCGGATGGTTCATTTCGCATAAACTAAAAATATGCGTACTTATAATACTCTTCGCATATTTATACTGCCATAAGAGATCTAGAAATAGTTTAGCACTTGTTTCAGCGTCTGGCGGGTTTGTGCTATGAAAGAGTTCATCAATAAGAACAAGTGCGTGTCTTCTTTCTGTTTTCAGAGTTTTTAAGATTTGGCTCGCAAAGCGAACTTCCATTTCAAAAAGGCTCTCTTTTCCAGCCGTATCGCGGCTTTTCAGTCTCGTAAAGACCAGACCAAAGGGTTTCCAGGAACCAGATGCTCTAAATGTAAATCCAGTCACTTGACCCAGAAGAACTTGCTGTAAAATGGCTCTCAGATTACTGGATTTTCCTCCGCGGTTGGGACCGGTTAAAAGCCCGTGGCCACGAAATTCAGCCGAAGAATTTACAGCCCGTTCAACTGGAATTGCCAGATCTGAAAAGTTGGACAATTCCAGACTGGATTCGGTGGCCGATTTCCAGGTCACCAGTTTCCAGTCCAAATCCAGACCAATTCGCGTAAATACAGTTATTTTTCCAAGAGCACGCCACAGGGCTTGAACTCCAAGGGGTTCACTATCATACCATGCGGCTGCTTCATGCGCTTCTGTAGGTACATCAGGAACGTATATGTCACTGAAACTATCGCTGTATATTCTAACCTGATGTATACTAGTTTGTATAGTGTTATGGATCAAATGAAGTGCCTCGCCACGTTTTATAATCTCAGCATCCAGTTTTGAAGTATGGTATGCCGTCATAAAAGGTTGAACGATTCCTTGGCCGACACTTACAAGAGTCCAAATAGCCTGCCCCCAATGTTTCGCGCGCCATGGCTCGCCCTGCTGAATTCCCAATACCATCTGTTTCATAAGAACTGTATACATATCCCATGTAATGGGCATATCCATAACTTGTGTCATAATAACATAAGGCATAACTGCCAAAACTAGAGGCATCATGAGTGCGAGAAGAGGCGCAACCCAAACTTTTAGAAAGACACATGTCAAAATACAGTAGGGGATAAAATTCAGATGTTTTGTCGCTTCGCCTTGGAAAAAGATTTGGCCTTCGGCAACCTTGCTGGATTCTGTAGGTTTATGTGCCAATAAAAATTCCTCCGCCGACTGTAAACTTTTCAGTTGAGTTTCCACTAAATTCAGCACATCTGGATTTTTGCGGAGCGACTGAATTTTGGCTTGTCTGGATTCCAGAACTTGGCTGGAAATGGTCCAGGGACTTTTCAGCATACTACTGAATTCAGTTCGCCCGGCCTCAAGAGGGAAACTGAATATGTCTAAACGTCCCTCAAGTTCAGATTCTGCCAAGATATGTTGAATATCCATCCTATGACGTTTCTAGAAGAACAGCAAGGGCTAAAAGGCGCGTTGAAGTATACGTATAGATACGGCCATGAATTTTCCTACACAAAGTATGGCGTCTGTCCAATCCATAGAAGCGTCAGTGATGACCCTTTTGGGACAACGCAGTACCTGTACCCAGACTCTTCCTGAAGACTTTCTTAGGCGGATTCGTGCGGTGAGAAGTTTGTGTAAAGCTGCTGAAGAAACTGAAGGAAATGGTCAACTTCAGTGGCGGCGAGGTGGTGGCGGGCCCTCGGGGCACGCTCCTAAATCGTCTAAATGGAGAGGGGGTAGTGGCAATGGGGGAGGTGGGCAATCAGATAAACCTAAACAGGCCTATAATGTTGGTAAATATGTGAGTAAATTCACAAATTCTGAAACACCAGTTGAAGATAAGATTCTAAATCAAATTATTATGAACAAACTAAATAAGTTTAGTTTAACTAATTATAGTGAAGTTAAGGAGTTTTTGGAACAGATTTTAGATAATAATGAAACCGAATTTCTACACAATTTTATTCAACTTGTGTTTAAAAAGGCATCAAATGAGCCGACCTTTTGCCCTCTCTATGCGAAACTTGTTAGTGAATTAAGTGCCAAGTATGGGTTCTTTAAGAAGGAGTTATATGATATTTATAGCAAATATATTGAAATTTTTGAAGATGTACCTGAAGAAAAGTCTAAAAGTTATGAACAATATGTTCAACAAAATCGTGATAAACTTCAACGGCATGGCTATAGCCGTTTCTTGGGAGAATTAACGAGCATGGGCGTTTTAGAACTAGAACAACTCAAGGGACTATATATCAAACTTATTGAACAGCTAAAAGTTGCGGCGGCAAAGGGAGATGAGAAACAGCAACTTGTTGAGGAATTTGTGGATTGTATTGTATGTATGACCCGAGCATTTCAAAAGAATACAGAGGGGTTGGTACATATACGAAAACATCTTGGCGAGGCATGTGAGCCTCTTCTGGAAGATATTTTATCCAACCGGACCAGTCTATATCCCGGTCTTTCTAAGAAAGGGTCCTTTGCCATAATGGACTGCCTTGATATTTTCAGGGGGGCGGCATAGATATTTTATAGCGCGTGTAAATAGAACGAAATGGCAAAATCTCGTCGTAGCCGTAGCGCCACCCGCCGTGCCAGCCGCCGCAGCCGTAACCGCCGTGGAGGTGGTATCGCAGGTACTCTGTATTCACCCATAAATCACCTGCTACAAGCCACTAACGAAGCCGTAGGTACCGTGACTGACACTGTGAAGTCAGTGGCCAGTTCCGGTATCAAGGGTGTACGCCGCATCGGCAGTTCCGTAACCGGTCACACTGATGCCGCCGTGCGCAATGTATTTAGCCGCAAGGGGCGCAAAGCTTCTCGCAAGAATCGCAAGGCCTCCCGCAAGAGCCGCCGCGCGGGTCGTCGTTAAATATTGTGTAGCATAGATTTATAAAGAATACTCTATACGAGTTTGACTCTCAACCTCGTATAAAATTGGTCGGCCCGCCGACCCCCGGAACCAGCAAACAACAGATATAGTTCAAAATGCCGAATAATGATTCTCAGAAGAAGGACCGCATGGCCAAGAAGGATGGTAAGAAGAAGGGATTTGTTCCTCAGAAGAAGCGTGGAGGCGGTGGGGCTCGTGATGATGAGAGCATGGATAGCAAAGGTAACATCAAGGGCCTGATTAACTATGACTACAATTCTGAGACTGATGATGATTATCTCACTGAATCTGATCATGGGCACTCTGCCACCAGTGGCTCTGGAAATACCCCTATTGCTCGTCGCACTCGTAGCAACTCTCTCCGCAAGCAGAAAGATGAAAAGAAGAATAAACTTGTTAAAAAGTCCGCCAAGTATTCCGAATCCGAGGAGTCTGAGACTGAGTCTGAGTCTGATTCTGAAATCATCAGCAAACTGCGCAAGGAAAAGCGTAAACTACAACAAAAACTCCGTGAGCGCGAGGAAGATGAGCGTCTAGAGGAAGAAGAGGAAAAACTCGCCGCCAAGCGTCGTGCTCGTCGTCGCAAGATGGCAGTAGAGTCTGACTCTGAAGAGGAAGAGGAAGAAGACGATGAGGAAGATGAGGACGAGGAGGACGAGGAGGATGCTGATGATGAGGGAGATGAGGATGAGGAAGACGAGGATGACGACGGCAAACCCCAGGGAATTGTATTCAGTTTCGGTGGACTCGAAGAGGGCATGGATCGTATGGTTCCTCGCCGACACAATATGAAGAAGGAATCTGATGAAGTTAAGAAGTTTGTAAAGCTTCTAACCACTCCTTCTGACGAGGATACGATTGATGGGCAGATTGATCAGTTTAAGGCGATGCCCACCGAGCAGCGCACGAAACTCCTAGCTGTTCTTGAGAATCGCAATAAGAATCCCAATGCGCAACAGGGACTCATGTTTAAGATTCTGACTATGAATCTTCCTGAAGATGTTCAGTCCATGGTGCTAAGTAAATATAATAATCTACAGAATCTAGATCCTGGTACGAGCGAGTATTTCAAGCACCGCAACTGGCTCGAGAAACTGACCAGTCTGCCCCTAGGAATCTATAAGGAACTGCCGGTGAAGATTACAGATGGTTCTGAATCATGTGGTTCCTTCATGGAAAAGGCGCGCAAGTCTCTGGATGGTGCCATCTATGGTCAGGATGAGGCTAAACTCCAGATTCTACAGTTTATCGCGACTAAGATCGCCAACCCTGATGGGCGCGGTCTGAGTCTGCTTCTGTCTGGCCCCCCTGGTATTGGCAAGACAAGCCTCATCAAGAATGGTGTGGCCAAGGCAATCCAGTGGCCCTTCCAGTTCGTCAGTCTTGGTGGTGACAGTGATGCGAGCACGTATACGGGTCACCAACTTGTGTATGAGAGCAGTCATTGTGGTAAGATTGTAAACAGTCTGGCTGCCGCAAAGAGTATGAGCCTCGTTCTAATGTTTGATGAGGTGGATAAGATTAGTGCGACTCCCAAGGGTGAAGAAGTACAGAATCTACTAGTCCACATGACGGATCCTGTACAGAATGGCGAGTTTGAGGATAAGTATCTGGCGGGCATTCCTATTGACCTGAGTCGTGTGATGTTTACCTTTAGCGCCAACTACCTCGACCGCATTGATAAGGTTCTGCTGGACCGTATGACGGTTGTAAAACTCCAGGGCTACAATCTGAAAGAGAAGGTCTCTATTGCCGAAAACTATCTGCTGCCTGCCGCGCTAAAGGAAGTGGGTCTCGGTGAAAAGGTGGGCCTGAGCAAGGAAATTGTAACGCATATTGTGGAAAACTATGCCAGCGAGGAAGTGGGTGTCCGCGAACTCAAGCGCTGTGTTGAGCAAATTGCTCAGAAGGTGAATATGCTTCGCATGTTCAACACCAAAGATCTACCCTTCCACATCAAAGACTTTACTCTGCCGTTTGTAATGAAGAAGGAACATGTGGACCTCTTCCTGAAGAAGAAGGAGATAAAGGATATGTCTATCGCCCACCTGTATACTTAGTTACCTGCGTTGATTGATTCTGTTGTGTAGATATATTTGTAACTAAACCATCTTTTTTTTCTGGCTCGGTATCCCACATTTTATCTTGCGTCGTGCGTTCATTGCGCATCGCCGCAAGTCTATCCTGTAACTCTTTTGCCCCTGCCGTATTTGTAGGTTTTTCACATGTGGTTCCTGGCCCCCAACGATTACATGCGCAACGCATTTCCTAAAAAGGCCCCATAAAAAAAGAAAGCGGCAGCGGCCAGCATTTGAATCCGCGCGGGCGTCCCTTGCGCATACGGATGAAACACTTCAAACTTAACATCGGTTAGACTTTCTAAATCAATATAGAGTATTTTAGAATCATTTAGTATATTATTATTTTTAAATAGAATATATTCTCCTTGACCCAAGGAAACCTCTATACCCCATTTTGTAGATATTTTATATAGTTTCTCAAGAACGGAGCTTGATAAACAATCCAGGACAGCTAGAAGAGTCCACCATTTATATTTATTAGAAATATATGGTTCTAACTCAGATTCCGGTATCTGTGTAGGATTATCATAATTTAATTGTGTCTTTGGTAAATCATATTCAAATTCCAAAGCACTACGTTGTTTTATGCTCATATCCTCGCGTAAAATAGCCAACTGTTTTTCGCGAGAAATTTCCCAAAATTTCATAATGCGCCTAATCTACAATATGAAAATAAAGTTTAGGTTCCAGCACTTTTTTGACAACTGCCTTTAATTCCTCATGCGTCGTTCCAGGATTTTGTATATACTCTTCAAAACGGAATTCATCTAGTTCCATCTCGGTTGAGTGTTGAATAGGGCTTTCATAGATGCCATTTCTGAATACGCGGATTTTGTAAATAGGGGTTTGAAGTTCTTCTTCGAGTGTTCGTAGTTCTATATATAATCTCCAATCTGTAATTACAATTGGCGCAGTAGATTGTTTGATTTTTTCAGCTACAAGTCTGGCAAAGAATCCAGGATCATTTCTTTCAACCCGAATTCCTTGTCCGCGACTGATTAATAAGTCACGCACCGTTCTTCCAGCGGCCATGGGCGGTTTTTTCAGTTTTCCCTCTTCACTATGCGCCCATTCAACTGGAAACTGGAATTCCTCCGCAACTATTTCTTTGAGCACATCCGCAAAGGCTAGGCGCTGGACTCCATATTCAGACTGTAAAATGGCGCCGACTGAATCTTTTCCAGCCGTGCTCCAACCGCTCAGTAAAAATACAGGGGGCAGCATCACTCTATACCATATAGAATATTGCTTCTAAGTAGAAAATGTTTGGTGGCGACGGATATATTTTTAAACTACTTCACAAGGTTGCGATTGTCTTGCTGGTAATTGGCGCACTCAACTGGGGCCTTGTTGGCGCCTTCCGCATCAACCTAGTTGATCGTCTGCTTGGCAAGGGAAGCGGTCTGAGTCGTGCCGTATATGTATTGGTCGGCATCGCGGCGCTTGCGGTGGCCTTTAACCGTGACACCTATTTACCCTTCCTGGGTGAGTCTGTCTTCCCATGCTCCGTGCTGCCGGACCAAGTCCCCGCGGGAGCCACCCGAGAAGTCAAAGTCCACGCGGAACCTGGAGCCAAAGTCGTGTATTGGGCGAGCGAACCCTCCGATGGCGGAGATGTTCCCAACTACCAGGGCGCCTATCGCGAGTACCAGAATGCGGGTGTAGCCACCGCCGATAACTCTGGTGTAGCGGTTCTAAAAGTGCGTGAACCTCAAGCCTACACAGTACCTATACGAGGGCGTATTGAGTCACATGTTCACTTCCGTGTGTGTGGCCCCCATGGCTTTGTGGGACGCATCAAAACTGTATTTCTTGCCGATGGTCGCATTGAAGGCTTCCGCGGTAGTATCTAAACTTTGGTAAGTAAAAATAGATAATGACAGTCACCCCTATTAAGTCTGTATTTCCTCAAGGTAATATTCACTGGTTTTATAAATGTTTCAAATGGTGGAGTAAGGATATTATTTTAGAAGTTATAGGCGAATAAGAGTATACAGTTGTCTGTAAACATGCTGTTTATACAACTGACGGACGCTTCTTTTATGGATGGTATACTCCTGGCGCATATGAAGACTTGGATGAATTTTGTATGATGCCTCCTGATTTTCTATTTTGTTGTCAATGCTGTTGCTACGGATGCTGCCGATGCTATAGAAAAAGATATAATGCTGAATATAAACGAGAGTCTGATTTATTTTTTGGAAGAGGAAAAGGTGATATGTCATATGACTCATCTGATTCTGAAGATGATAATTGTCTTTATTAATTTTCAGAAATATCAGCAGAAGGCTTCTGTTAAGTTATGTTGCTTCGCAACTTATCGAAACATCATAATATACGTTTGAGGGCCAAAGTTTGGACCCTGGATCTCGTGTGCCGTCTCATCGTCATACAAGTGCCAGCGCTTCCAAACCGGATTGAAACACTGCGATGTATAGTGCCCGCCCATATGATGACCATGATGGTCAACCGTCCCAAAGAGCGAGTAGGATTTTCCGCGCGTTACTTCTTGCGACTCCTTGCTAAAGACATCACTCAGATTAATAGGCGCGCCATCATAGTCAAGCGACTGATTGTCGCGCGTTCCAAAGGGCGTGAATCGTTTGAGAGTTACAATCAGCACCTTTGGAAGTCTCCAAATGGACGCCGACTTTTTGGTCTTGGATTTTTGTTTACACGTTTCACACAGATAGTCTTCAATCTCTTCCTCCTCAAATTCCGCACGAATACAATCCATCAAAGGTTTATTTTTGACAAGCGGGACTTTGAGGACATTAAACGTCTCCCAGCGATTATGGACCGCCGCGCAGTTTCCACACGTGTATTGGATGCGCATCATTCCAAAGATGAGGTCTGTCAAAGGACTGTATTGCTTCTCAAATGCCGCCTTCCAACCTTTGACGGCCGCCACGATCATTGGATCAATCGTTTGAGGAAGGCGAAGTTCAATATTCACCTCGCGCTGCGTGGCCATATACAGTTGGTCCATCAGCCACACTAGAAACTCGTGCGCGTCTTGAGGTGTGCGGCGAATAAAGTCCTCGTAAATACCTCCAGCGACGACTTGGCGAAGTTGCTCAAAGAACCCCATGGGTTTGACATAGGCTGGTCCAGTGCCCGCCCAAATGCTTTGAATCAAATCCTGGTATCCAAGCGCGATTTTACCAGGATTTGAGTCCTTGTCCCTCAAATGCTCATCCAGTTTCCCCCCCTTTTTACACAGCATTGTCAACTCAGGACAATGCCGAAGGGCTTGAATCGCCGCATTCATGTAGCAGGTGTTGCCTAGATTGGCTAGTCCGATGATTCCCCGTTGTTTAATATCAGAGTCTGCGGTTGCCATTTTAGGGTGGGGATGGTGCCAAAAAGTTGAACTACGGGGACGGCCAATTTTAACGACACACATCCTCCCTTTCAATATAAATGTCTACTTCCTGTGCCGTGTGTATTGAGGAGTTCACGAAGCAGCCTCACAAGAAGCGAGCCAAGTGCCCGTATTGTGATGTTGACGCGTGTACAACTTGTACTCAAAAGTACCTGCTGAGTTCCACCGAAGACCCTCACTGTATGGGGTGTCGTAAGGCATGGACACGTGAAGTCATGGATTCAATCCTTCTAACTACCTGGCTGAATGGAGAATACAAGAAACATCGCGAAAATGTGCTTCTAGACCGTGAAAAGTCCCGTCTTCCTGCCGCTCAACTTGTTATTGAACGTCAGAAGCGTGTTGCCGAGTACATGCCGCAACGAATTGCGCTGACAAATGAAATCAGGGAACTCCAGGAGCGTCTTCGTACACTAACCACACAACTTGGAAGTGTTGAGGTTATCATGGCGCGTCTTCGTGCGGGTCAGGAGCCTTATACCACTAGAAATGCGGAAGGAAAAGAAGTGGCCGAACGTCGTGCCTTTATCATGCCGTGCCCTGCCGATGGCTGTCGCGGATTTCTATCTCAGGCTTACAAGTGTGGCGTATGTGATGTATTTGTGTGCGCCGACTGTCGCGAGGTAAAAGGACTAGACCGCGACGCAGCACACACGTGTAAGGCTGAAAATGTAGAGTCTGTTCGGCTTATGAAGAAGGACACCAAACCGTGCCCCAAGTGTGGAACGGGTATCTTTAAGATTGACGGATGCGATATGATGTACTGCACGAACTGTAATACGCCCTTTAGTTGGAATACAGGTCAAGTAGTTACACATGGAGCAATTCACAACCCCCACTATTTTGAGTATCTGCGTACTATGAATGGTGGTGAGATGCCCCGTGCTCCTGGCGATATTCCTTGCGGGGCGCACCTTCCTAACGCATGGACCTTTCAGCGTGATGTTCTTGGTAAGATTCCTGGCCTTGCTGTTACACAGACAGGGGGCTTTCTTCTCGGCGCTCTTCGTACAATTACACACATTCAACATGTTGAAGTGCCGCGATATATGAATCACGCCGAGGACACGGATAATACGGACGCAAATGTGCGATATCTATCAAAGGAAATTGATGAGAAGCGCTGGAAGCAACTTCTACAGCAACGTGAAAAGAGGCGTATGCGCCGCGATGATATTCGTATGCGTCTAGAGGCCTTTATCGGTGCCTGTATTGATATTTATGGCCGCATTGTAAATCGTTCTCGTGAAATTCCTCACGGCAACCCGCCGAATACAAATACGACTAAAAATGTGAAAGAACTATCTGACCTAATGAAGGAGGCGTGCGCCCAACTTCAGAGTCTCCGAACTATCTTTAATGAAGGAATGATGGGGCTCAGTAAACTGTATAAGTGTCAGGTGATTCAACTGGACGAGAAGGCTCTTAAAATTGAGATGGGACGTCATGAGACTGGCCGTGGTAAAAAGGTAGAGTCCGATGATGAGTCAGATGATAAGCCAGCGGCAAATGTTCTTGTGCCTGTAGCGCGGTAAATATCTAAATACTTATTCCTACACCAGGGCAGAGAATGAATAGCGATTATGAAGAATTATATAGGGTGCGTCTATTAGACGACCTTCATAATTTTTTCCCAGCAATTTTGTATGAGCCCACCCGTTTCCAAACAGTTCCGCAACTTCTCCAGTATATTTCTACACGGACCCGCGACCATTTTAATCTTTTTAATCGTGGTCAAAGCCAATACAGAGCCGCGCGAAATGTATTGTCCCCACTTGTATCTGAATTTCGCGCGACCGCCGCCGCGGCTCCAACACCACGAACACCCGCAAATACGGGCATAAATCTGGGCATTGACCTTGTTACAGAAACCATAGATTTGACTCCGTATCTATCTTCAAGTTTTGCCGATACGGCGAGTGCGATTCGCAGCCTCCTGGGACTTGCGCGTGCTCCTGCTGGTGCGATGGACCCCGTTTCTGTTGCGCCTACAGAGCAACAAATTGCCGCCGCAACAACAATTCAAGATGTGGATGAAGAAGCGCATAATGATTTAATCTGTAGTGTTTGCCAAGAAGGATATACTACGGGACAACTCATTCGTAAACTAAACCACTGTAATCACCGCTTCCACAAATCCTGTATAGATCCTTGGTTTAGGTCCCACGTTCATTGCCCCGTTTGCCGCCATGATATTCGTGAAACGGTCACACAACCCTCCACAAGTTCTCAGTAATAAATGATAGAATAGAAATACGTCTCTGTATTTTTATCCTATACTATTAGTTCAAATTATCAATTACACACCCACAGTACTCAGGTCGCGAGGTAGAGTTTCCCACTTGGTGTGCCAATAGGATTCAATTTCCTCCTGTTGTCTCGCCTCGTTGGGGCCCACAAAGTTAATAGTAGTGCCCTTGCGACCATAACGCGCAGCACGGCCAATTCGGTGAATATAGTTGGCCTTGTCAAGCGGCACATCAAAGTTAATCACAGTCTCCACCTGCTGAACGTCAATGCCACGCGCCATAATATCCGTGGTAATCAGTACACGGCAAGAACCTTTACGGAAATCATCCATCTTCTTATCCCGCTCCTCTGCGGCCATGCCGCCATGGAGACACTCCAGAGTAAAATTCGCGCTCTTCATCTTCATAGCCAGCCAGTCCGCGCGCGACTGCTTGTTACAGAAAATCATACACTGATTGATAGTTAATTGGGAATATACATCACATAGGGTTTCAAACTTCCACTCTTCTTGGTCCAGAGGCACAAAGTATTGTTTAATACCGGCTAGAGGCACTTCTGAAGTCTTTTCAATAAGAATACGCACAGGGTCTTGTAGAATACCATCCGTAAATTTCACAATTTCAGGAGGCCAAGTCGCGGAGAAGAGGCACACGCGAGTGGTTTTAGGGAAGCCGAGACTCAGAATAGCCAGAACTTGCTCTTGAAACTTATCTTCAAGCATCTGATCGGCCTCATCTAGAATCAGAACTTGAATATGGTCACGTTTGAGTACACCACGGTGGCAGAGGTCATAAATACGACCAGGAGTTCCCACGAGGAACTGGCAGCCATCTTGAATTGCCTTGATATCTTCGCGCACAGGATGCTTTCCGCGCGCAGCATGAACTTTGACTTTCATATACGCCCCAACGCCAACAGCAGTATCATAATGCTGTTTAGCAAGTTCGTGAGTGGGCACAATCACAAGAACTTGAACTTCCGCTAACTTGGGATCAATACGGCACATGGAGCCAATCGTAAATGTTCCAGTTTTGCCAGTGCCAGATTGGGCCTGCGCAATTACATCACGTCCCTCCGCGATAGGCATGATACCGCGCTTTTGAATTTCAGAGGGCTTTTCAAATCCGTGCGCATAAATGCCGCGCAACAGTTGGTCTGGGATAAGAGACATATCCTGAAAGTCATTATAGACTTTCACCGCATCAGATCCCTGAATGGGGAAGGTAGTTTGTGTCTCCGACGTCATCTTATAGTTAATAACATGCCTTGGGTTTAGGTCATCGCAGAGACTATAAAATTGACGGCCCAAAGACTCTCCCAGTAGTGTGTAGAGAACACAGGACAAATGGCAGATGAAGATGATCAGATGAATTATGAGGATGCCGCGGATGTAGTGGAGGATGTGGAGGAACTTGAGGAAGAGGAAGAGATTGGCGGCGAGCGTGAAATTGCGAAAGAAAGCCGCGCCCTTCAGTTTCTAAATACGCATCATCCCGAATGTCTTCTGGATTATCGTGAAGAAGTTATTAAAAAGTTACCACTATCTGCCTTTCCCGCCGATAGTGGTGTTGATAAGAAGCATAAGAGCGTGCCCTATCTGACCCTCTTTGAAAAGACCAAAATTCTTGGATTTCGCGCAAATCAACTGGCCCAGGGAAGTGTTTCCTTTATTCACGTCCCCGCACATGTAACGGATGTCCTTGAAATTGCGGCACTAGAACTGGAACAGAAGCGCCTCCCCTATATTCTAAAGAGACCCATGCCCGACGGCTCCTTTGAGTATATTCGTCTTGCGGACCTAATGATTGGATAAGTTGTAATTATAATTTAATTGTAGGTGTTATAAATCTATACTTAATTTGTCGCCCCGGCCTAAAAAAATATATCTATATATTGTGTAGAACTCGTAGCATGGCATATTCTTCCATACGAAGAATACTGCTTCTGGCTTTTTTTGCGGCGGGATTGATTGTTCACGCGAGCCCTGCTGGGGGCGAGCGTGGATTGTATATAGATTGTAATTTTGATGGTATATGTGATTCATGGGAAACATATGACACTTGTTCTGACTGTGCCAAACCGGTAGTTGGCATTTGTGGTGATGGAACATGCGAAGGCGATGAAGAGTTCACATGCCCTGATGACTGTCCCAATGGACGTGATAACAATCCGCCTCCATCCGATTGTGGTAATGGAATCTGTGATTCTGGTGAAGAAACCTCTTGTCCGGATGACTGTCCTATAGAGCCACCAGCATCCGATTGTGGGAATGGAATCTGTGATTATGGTGAAGAAACCTCTTGTCCTTATGACTGTCGTAGAGAACCACCAGCATCCGATTGTGGTAATGGAATCTGTGATTCTGGTGAAAGAACCTCTTGTCCTGATGACTGTCCTATAGAACCTCCACCCTCTGATTGTGGAAATGGTCAATGTGATTATGGTGAAGAAACCTCTTGTCCTGATGACTGTCCTATAGAACCTCCACCCTCTGATTGTGGAAATGGTCAATGTGATTATGGTGAAGAAACCTCTTGTCCTGATGATTGCCCCACTCAATGCCCTCTTGGCCAAATCTCGGATGGATATGGCGGATGTGTTCACGATTGTACTGGTCTGACCGGTTCCTCTTGGGAGGATTATCAGCAAAGATGCGTGTGCGCATCTCAATACGTGGATAATGGAAATGGTGAATGTGTCCATTACAATGTGTATTATGGATGTAGTCAGCCAGTAGGGTCTGTATTAGAGGGGACTAGTTGTGTATGCCCTCCAGGATATTGGAATAATATGGGGTATTGTTCTATGAACGCATGTGGTGATAGGATATGTACTGGAAATGAAGATTTTACATCTTGTCCTGAGGACTGTCCTCGTCAAAATGGATGTATTGTAAATGGTAATTGTGAAGAATTCTATGGCGAAAATTACCAATCATGTCCTCAAGATTGCTCACCATCAAACCCTTGTAATCATGATGGCGTATGTACTACCTATACTGGGGAAACTACAGAGAATTGTCCTAGTGATTGTATGCCGTCAAAGTGTAATAGAGATGGAATATGCCAAGGCGAAAATGGAGAAGATACTATTACTTGCTCTGAAGATTGTGGATGTAACAATGATGGCACATGTCAAAACGAAAGAGGAGAAGATTTTGTATCGTGTCCGAATGATTGTAAATCATCCCCCTGTAATGAAGATGGCATATGTCAGAGAGAAAACGGTGAGGATGAAACCAACTGTCCCAACGACTGCCAGCCGCCTCCTCCACCTCCTCAGTGTGATAATAATGGAGTATGCGATTCTGGAGAACATTGGTCTACATGCGGAGACTGTTCACCATGCCCCCTGGCGCAGTCAGACTATGACTATGTTACCAATGCCCAGTGTATTCTGAGGGGAGATAAATTAGGAGCATCATGTACTTGTAATAGTAATGGTGTCAATTATTTGAACGATCAGAGCACCTTTAGCATTGAGTGTAATCCAAATGATTCTACATGGTATCTTGGAGGTACAGACTTTGGCTCAATTATTGGCGAATGTACACAGTGTAGATATCCTGTTCCAAGTATAAGTCATGGATCGTGTCAATTTACCAATATTGATGGTGGAGAAGGCTACGCAGACGCACAGTGTACATGCGACAACGGGTATGTGTATTCTCAATCCAATCCTTACTCGCAATCATTTAATGTTCATTGCGTAGCCGCATCTGGCTGGGAACCTTACGGAAATTGTATTCTAAACCCTACTGTATATTATGAAGTTGGTTGTAAAGGGATTTTCTTCACTCCGCCTAGTTATATGAATCAGGCCTATGTTACGCGATATGTTCTAGAAAATGGAGTTTATCGCCAATACGGTATTGCGATTCCTATGGGCCATCCAACGCCATATGGAGAACATTATGATGGATGGCAACTAACACATTTTAATGATGGTATTGTTTATTTTGTATTGTCAGATGCGATTGATTCTCAAGGAACCCCTTCAGGAAATGTATATTGGAATCAGCCAGGTGTTCCTTTTGCCATGAGATTTAATAGACTTTATGAATATAACTTTGCCTACAATACCTTCCAAATTAGTCCTTATTATCCAAATGAAATTCCTATTTGCCCTTCATCTTCGCCATCTGCGTCCGCGTCCGCATCTTTATCATATACTCCTTCAACTACTAGCACTATAACTGTTTCTCCAACTCCTAGTATTACGCCAAGTATAACTACAACTAGCACTACATCTTTATCAAGCACTCCATCCACAACGAGCACTAAATCTTTATCAAATACTCCTTCCACTACAAATACTGCGTCTCTGTCGAGTACACCATCAAGAACCGCAACGCCAACACCCACAAATACACCATGCGGTTGCCCAGTTGGATATACATATAGTACTATTCGTGAACAATGTGAGAAACCAGCAACATGTGTATATTGTCAAACATGTTCAATTCCAAATTCTAGAATGTTGGCCGAATATGTTGGATGTCAGCCAGGAGCATGCTGCGCTTCATGGGAATGTAATAACGGCGGGTCATTATATGGCAGTATATGCTGGGTTGGCGCAACATGTCCTAGTGAAAGTAAAACTCCAAGCACAACATCAACTAAATCTTTATCTTCTACATCCACCAGTACTTCTACGACGAGTGCGACTCCTACGCCTTCAACTACTAGTACTGCGTCTCTGACATCTACTGGCACTTCTACATCCACCAGTACTTCTACGACGAGTGCGACTCCTACGCCTTCAACTACTAGCACAGCGTCTCTGACATCTACTGGCACTAGCACTGGAACGTCTACAAGTACCGCATCTGCGACACCTACTCCTTCAACTACTAGCACAGCGTCTCTGACGTCCACTGGCACTAGCACTGGAACGTCTACAAGTACGGCATCTGCGACACCCACGCCTTCAACTACTAGCACAGCGTCTCTGACATCTACTAGCACTAGCACTGGAACGTCTACAAGTACCGCGAGTGCGTCTCCTACTCCCTCGACAACTTCCACAAGTTCAGAGACATCTACCGCAACCGGTTCATCTACTGCCTCTCTGACGTCTACAGGAACGAG